CAAGTTTATACAGAAGGATGTGATTTTTGTATGCAATTTGATTATGATGAACCTCATGTAGTAGGCGCAAGCCCTGATGGCGATGGTGGGTTAGAAATAGTATTAAAAGCATACCAAGATGCCGGTATTACTTTTGTATGTCCAAACACTGGCAAAAAGCTTAGATTATTTTCAAGACCTTTGTCAGATGCAGGTAAAAAAATATTAGAAGATCAACCCCCAGTTCAATAACAAATGCTGGTTGGTGTAATTGGCAACACTACAGATTTTGATTCTGTCATTTTAGGTTCAAGTCCTAAACCAGTAACTAATAATATTTTTATGTCAGTTAATTTTAATAGTACAAGATGTAGTTATTGTGAAAGAAGATTTACTGAAACTAATTATAGAACAAAAGAACATATTGTTCCATTGTCTAAAGGAGGAAATAATTATTTTGAGAACCTTGTATGGATATGTAATGAGTGTAATAATTTTAGAGGCAATAAAGATTTGCCATATTTTTATAATCAAATAAATAACATTCTTAATAACAATAGAACTATTAAGATTAAAATTTACACTTATAACAGGCAAGATTTACAAAATATGGTTAAAAATCTATCCTATTATAAAACTAAAGAACTTATGATTTCTTATGAGCGTTAGCAAATTTGCGAGCTGCTTCAACACTACCAAAGCCCCAAGCTTTAAGAGCTAATGCCTTACGGGTAGGTTCGCCATTTGGCTTCTTCATAGCACCAGTCATTCCAGAAAAACGAGCTGCAAAAGAAACTCTACGAGGATTAGTACCTTCTTTAACAGGAGCTTTTAAATTGCCACCCGTTTCTGCGTTGTAAGATGCACGACCTTTTGCGTTTAATCCACCTTCGGGATTTTTTCCTTCTTTTCTTTGCCAAGCTCCAGACATAAATTACATTTTTTCTTGTGCTTTAATCTTTTTTTCTTGTTTTAACATAGCCGCAGTTGGTTTTTTACCACTACCCTTGTTAGCACGAATGTTATCCCATAATCCACGAGGTGAATATGATCCATCCGCGCGTTTCATCATCTTTAATTTACTTTTCATACGCTAATTTACGAATTTATTTCCAATTTTCAGCTTTCCAAATAACTAAATCTATTCCCTTTAAGTTACTAGGAGGCTCAGGTTGACTATCTAGAGTCAATTCTACGGGCTTTTGTACTTTTTTTGGACATTCTATAGGCTTAACCACTAAAACCTCCTCTACGTGCTTTATTCTGCCATAATTATCCATTAAATAGTTCACTACTTGCTGAACAGATGTCAAATTTTGCTCTTTTTGAATCATATCCAACTTATATAAGTCAAATCTAACTCCAATTGGTTTGCTTTTTGCCATAATTTTAATTGTAGCTACAAAATTAAATTAATTTCTCCAAATGTAGCTACAAAATATGGTTTATTTTTTCGCAATGTAGCTACAAATACTAATACATTACCCCCCATAAATACCCCCCACCAAGCAAAGAGCAAGAGAGAAACCAACCGCAACCAACCAACCGCAAAGGGATTGCAAGAGCCAAGCCAAAGACCACAGCCCAACCGCCAAACCCAAGACAACAAAGGAACGGAAGCCAATGCAAGAAACCAAAAAAACGGGGTACTCGGTGCAAGAAAATAGAAACCCCAAAAAATAAACGCATAGCCCGGAGCGGGGGGGTAGCTTGAAGAGATACAGGTGTAGAAGTTGGATGCTTATGATTAATAGAATTTTTGGTGGTACCAGTGGAAAATATTTTGTATATTTGGGGTATAAATAAATGCATTATGGCAATTATGTCAATGGCTAAAATGGATCAAGAGCCTAAGAAAAAACTTTTAACTCCTAAAAGAGTAAATGAAGTAGCTGATTCATTAGATAAAGAAGCTGTTAGAAAAATAAAATTTGCAGCTCCTCAAAAACGAATCGCAGAGGCAGGAATTAAAAAAGGCGAAGGAGATAAACAAGGAGCTTTTTATGCAAATAGCAATATAGGTACAGGCCCTACTTATAACGAAAGAATGAAAATTGCAAAAGACGCATTAAGCTCTGCTGCTAAAGACGAATCAAATGCATATAGATATAGAAAATTAGCCCAAATGGCAAAAAATAAAAAATAAACCAAATGCAAGAACTTAAAGACAAAAAAGCAATCATGGCTGACGCATACTCAGATAAGCGTGTAAATGAGCTAAAAAAGGCAACAAACACCCCATATCAAATGGAAATGGCGTCAAAGAAATTAGGATCAATGAAAAAGAAAAGTTTCCCAGATTTAAATAAAGACGGTAAAGTAACAAAAGCTGACGTCTTAAAAGGTCGTGGGGTTATAAAGTAGTTTAGTTGGTTATTATGTTTTCGTTTAGAAGCCTCCCTTAAAAAAGGAGGTTTTTTATTTCTGTACAAAATTATGTACACTTTTTGGTAAATGTTACAATATGATGTATATTGCATCAAACTGCATCACATGAAAAAAAGAATTACAATTAGCCTTTCAGAAGAAAGTTACATTAAACTACAACTTCTAGCCAAAAAGAAAAAATGGTCATTAAGCAAAACAGTAGAGGACATTTTAGAAAGACAGATGGCAAAACAAAAACCAACAGTTCAATACGTAGGAGGGGTAGGTTATGAAAAAGGTAATCCTTAACATAACACCTCAAACCCATGTCAGGGCAACTCAAGGTGATTCAATATTTTTCAGAATACCTAGAGAGAAATTACGTCCAGCCGGTCTAAGCAGATTAATGAGATTGGAAAAGTACAATAAGTACAAAGTGGATCTATGCGCAGAAGCCAAATCAAAAAGATTTGTCCTTCCCCCAGTTGGCGCTTCAATAACTTTCTTTATCCCCGTCCCACCATCTTGGTCTAAGAAAAAAAAGAAATTACATCATGGCAGATTCCACCAGTCCAAACCAGACATAGACAACTTGCAAAAAGCTTTATTAGATTCCCTGATGGCAGAAGATAAACAGATAGCTCACTTGGAAGTCCAAAAAAGATGGGTTGACTTTGAAGTAGGGTGGATAGAGATCTCCTACAAAGAATACGAGGAGGTACTTGACTTACCCTCCCCCAAATAGGACTCTCGCCAAAGACTCCGCGTTTGTGAGTATTATATACGCATACTCTAGCAATCCCTAATTTATTATATATAATAAATTAGGGATTGCTAGAGTATGCGTATATAATACTCACAAACGCGGAGTCTTTGGCGAGAGTCCTATTTGGGGGAGGGTAAGTCAAGTACCTCCTCGTATTCTTTGTAGGAGATCTCTATCCACCCTACTTCAAAGTCAACCCATCTTTTTTGGACTTCCAAGTGAGCTATCTGTTTATCTTCTGCCATCAGGGAATCTAATAAAGCTTTTTGCAAGTTGTCTATGTCTGGTTTGGACTGGTGGAATCTGCCATGATGTAATTTCTTTTTTTTCTTAGACCAAGATGGTGGGACGGGGATAAAGAAAGTTATTGAAGCGCCAACTGGGGGAAGGACAAATCTTTTTGATTTGGCTTCTGCGCATAGATCCACTTTGTACTTATTGTACTTTTCCAATCTCATTAATCTGCTTAGACCGGCTGGACGTAATTTCTCTCTAGGTATTCTGAAAAATATTGAATCACCTTGAGTTGCCCTGACATGGGTTTGAGGTGTTATGTTAAGGATTACCTTTTTCATAACCTACCCCTCCTACGTATTGAACTGTTGGTTTTTGTTTTGCCATCTGTCTTTCTAAAATGTCCTCTACTGTTTTGCTTAATGACCATTTTTTCTTTTTGGCTAGAAGTTGTAGTTTAATGTAACTTTCTTCTGAAAGGCTAATTGTAATTCTTTTTTTCATGTGATGCAGTTTGATGCAATATACATCATATTGTAACATTTACCAAAAAGTGTACATAATTTTGTACAGAAATAAAAAACCTCCTTTTTTAAGGGAGGCTTCTAAACGAAAACATAATAACCAACTAAACTACTTTATAACCCCACGACCTTTTAAGACGTCAGCTTTTGTTACTTTACCGTCTTTATTTAAATCTGGGAAACTTTTCTTTTTCATTGATCCTAATTTCTTTGACGCCATTTCCATTTGATATGGGGTGTTTGTTGCCTTTTTTAGCTCATTTACACGCTTATCTGAGTATGCGTCAGCCATGATTGCTTTTTTGTCTTTAAGTTCTTGCATTTGGTTTATTTTTTATTTTTTGCCATTTGGGCTAATTTTCTATATCTATATGCATTTGATTCGTCTTTAGCAGCAGAGCTTAATGCGTCTTTTGCAATTTTCATTCTTTCGTTATAAGTAGGGCCTGTACCTATATTGCTATTTGCATAAAAAGCTCCTTGTTTATCTCCTTCGCCTTTTTTAATTCCTGCCTCTGCGATTCGTTTTTGAGGAGCTGCAAATTTTATTTTTCTAACAGCTTCTTTATCTAATGAATCAGCTACTTCATTTACTCTTTTAGGAGTTAAAAGTTTTTTCTTAGGCTCTTGATCCATTTTAGCCATTGACATAATTGCCATAATGCATTTATTTATACCCCAAATATACAAAATATTTTCCACTGGTACCACCAAAAATTCTATTAATCATAAGCATCCAACTTCTACACCTGTATCTCTTCAAGCTACCCCCCCGCTCCGGGCTATGCGTTTATTTTTTGGGGTTTCTATTTTCTTGCACCGAGTACCCCGTTTTTTTGGTTTCTTGCATTGGCTTCCGTTCCTTTGTTGTCTTGGGTTTGGCGGTTGGGCTGTGGTCTTTGGCTTGGCTCTTGCAATCCCTTTGCGGTTGGTTGGTTGCGGTTGGTTTCTCTCTTGCTCTTTGCTTGGTGGGGGGTATTTATGGGGGGTAATGTATTAGTATTTGTAGCTACATTGCGAAAAAATAAACCATATTTTGTAGCTACATTTGGAGAAATTAATTTAATTTTGTAGCTACAATTAAAATTATGGCAAAAAGCAAACCAATTGGAGTTAGATTTGACTTATATAAGTTGGATATGATTCAAAAAGAGCAAAATTTGACATCTGTTCAGCAAGTAGTGAACTATTTAATGGATAATTATGGCAGAATAAAGCACGTAGAGGAGGTTTTAGTGGTTAAGCCTATAGAATGTCCAAAAAAAGTACAAAAGCCCGTAGAATTGACTCTAGATAGTCAACCTGAGCCTCCTAGTAACTTAAAGGGAATAGATTTAGTTATTTGGAAAGCTGAAAATTGGAAATAAATTCGTAAATTAGCGTATGAAAAGTAAATTAAAGATGATGAAACGCGCGGATGGATCATATTCACCTCGTGGATTATGGGATAACATTCGTGCTAACAAGGGTAGTGGTAAAAAACCAACTGCGGCTATGTTAAAACAAGAAAAAAAGATTAAAGCACAAGAAAAAATGTAATTTATGTCTGGAGCTTGGCAAAGAAAAGAAGGAAAAAATCCCGAAGGTGGATTAAACGCAAAAGGTCGTGCATCTTACAACGCAGAAACGGGTGGCAATTTAAAAGCTCCTGTTAAAGAAGGTACTAATCCTCGTAGAGTTTCTTTTGCAGCTCGTTTTTCTGGAATGACTGGTGCTATGAAGAAGCCAAATGGCGAACCTACCCGTAAGGCATTAGCTCTTAAAGCTTGGGGCTTTGGTAGTGTTGAAGCAGCTCGCAAATTTGCTAACGCTCATAAGAAATCATAAGTTCTTTAGTTTTATAATAGGATAGATTTTTAACCATATTTTGTAAATCTTGCCTGTTATAAGTGTAAATTTTAATCTTAATAGTTCTATTGTTATTAAGAATGTTATTTATTTGATTATAAAAATATGGCAAATCTTTATTGCCTCTAAAATTATTACACTCATTACATATCCATACAAGGTTCTCAAAATAATTATTTCCTCCTTTAGACAATGGAACAATATGTTCTTTTGTTCTATAATTAGTTTCAGTAAATCTTCTTTCACAATAACTACATCTTGTACTATTAAAATTAACTGACATAAAAATATTATTAGTTACTGGTTTAGGACTTGAACCTAAAATGACAGAATCAAAATCTGTAGTGTTGCCAATTACACCAACCAGCATTTGTTATTGAACTGGGGGTTGATCTTCTAATATTTTTTTACCTGCATCTGACAAAGGTCTTGAAAATAATCTAAGCTTTTTGCCAGTGTTTGGACATACAAAAGTAATACCGGCATCTTGGTATGCTTTTAATACTATTTCTAACCCACCATCGCCATCAGGGCTTGCGCCTACTACATGAGGTTCATCATAATCAAATTGCATACAAAAATCACATCCTTCTGTATAAACTTG